CGAAGAGGTCCACCGGCCTCGCCTCCTCGTACTCCTCCATCTTGTCCTTCAAAGCGTAGACGGTGAAGGACCGCACGCGGCCATCGACCTTCTTCAACGCTTTCTGGACGAGCGTCTCGTAACCCAGCGCCTTAATAGCCAGACGCAGGGGATATCTCGGGCTTGATCGCGGGATCTTTATGATCTCGCGCGCCAGATCGGGGGCGACCTCCCGCAGGTGGTCGTACAGGGCGCCCTCGGCGATCACGTCCTTGAGGTTCATGTCGGCCAGTATGTCGCGGATGACCACCACGAGCGCTTCTTGGCGGGTCATCGTCGCGTCGACCATGTCGGCCTTGGCCAGCGTCTTTGGCGGTGGCGCTTTGATGTTGAACCGGCTGATGTCGCGGCGCAGCAGGTACTCGAACACGTGGCTCTGGTTCTCGGGGTCGCTGCACCAGTTGAACAGGTCCTGGTAGTAGTCGGCGTTCATGGGCGGTCGCTCGGACCACATGACGAAATAGCGCCGGTCCTCCGCCGCCATCGAGACGGCGTCCTTGTGGTTGGTGAGCATGACCGTCGCGCAGATGTTCGGTATTGGGTATCGCGAGACGTTCTTCTCGTTCACCATGATCTCGTCGGGTGGCGACGACAGCAGGGGCTTGAGCTGGTTGGATAGCTCGCGCCGAGATCCGGTCCATATCTCCTGAATGATGATCATGTGCTTGTGGGCCAACCACTCGTTGAAGCTGGACGAGAGGGAGTCGGCCCCGATCTCCGACACGTTGTGCTTGCCAAATGAGTACCGGATGGGCAGCAGCCAGAGGTCCTTGCCGATGCCCTCGTGCTTGGAGCCCATGAGGATGGCATGCCCGGGCTTGATGGTTGGCTTTTGCAGCGAGTGCGCGAGCCAGTTCAGCAGATGCTCGACCTCGGACTCCTCGTAGAAGGACTTGATGTGGTCCAGCCAAAACTCGACCGATCCGGCCTTGGGGTTCAGCTCCGTCGGTCGCCACATGTTCACGGCGTCGGGCAGCGTTGGCGGAAGTCCGGGGAGGTATGTTAGCTTCGCCTTGACCATCCGCTGCGGCCACTGGACGTATAGGTTCATCGCGCGCCGTACGCGATTACCCATCAGAGCGTCGAATCGGTCTTTGTCGAGGATCTGCTTCTCGATGCAGTGCACCATGCGGTTGATGCTGGTGACATATGCCCACTCCGCGAAGACCTCGTCTAGCTCCTCGTCGCCGATGTCGATCGACTCCGCCGGTCGCTCGCTTTTCTTATCGAAGCCTTTCTTGAACGCCGAGTTGACCATCTCGGGGATCTGCCGGATGGTGTCGCCGGAGTAGTCCTTGGGGAACAGAAGCTCGATCGCCCGGATCGCGCGTTCCGCCTCCAGTCCTCGGGCCACGAGAGCGCCCGCAAGGGAGAGGGCGGCGTAGTGGGTCGCCTCGCCCACAATGAGGTTCTCGACGGTCGCTCCGTCCACGTCCAGCGATACTATCGTCTGGATGATCTTAAGGTCCTTAGTCGTCAGGATCGGCAGCTGGTCCAGAACGTTCAGGAGCGGCCTCCCTCGCCATTCGTACTGGTTGCCGGTCTTGCGGTGGGTGCTTGGCGGGATGAAGGTAAAGCGTCCGGTGGACAGGTATTCGACCGCAGGGGTACCCCTTCCGTGCACCATGAAATTCTGGCTCTTTTTCATCTCGACCGAGTCTTTGTCCACTCGGTAAAACAGCCCGATGCCCTTCGAGCCAAATCGAGCGGAGGGGCTTGGGTATAGGTAGGAGAGGCAGGCGACCAGTCCCGGATGGTCAATGTCGAGGCAGACGAGCCGGTTTGATACTCCATAGACTTTGCCCATCGCGAGGCCCACGGACGGGCAAATACCTAACCTAAAAGGACCCTCTAGCCATTCATCGTACTGCTTTTGGGATGGCACGTTGTTGCACCACTGCTGCCACTTCTCTGGGGGGGATACTGTACCTCCCGATACTCTCACGGGGAAAATGGATAAATTATTAACCCGATACTCGAGGGGGTCAAAACGGTTTAGGGTTTGCGTTTCGTCAGTTTGCGACATGTATCGTCTCCTAGGGCCGACAAGGTAGCACGACGACGGGCAGACGGTCAAGATACTACTACTATTGGGCCAGTAAACACCGAGGCAGGGGCCAAGGCGCAGAATACTAAACCGGCTGCGTCTTGGCGGTTTGATATTTATGTCTCTCTATGCCACTCGTTTCTTTTAAAAAAAGGGAAATAGTAGTAGTAGGGGGGGGACCTCCTCCCTCCTCCCCCTATTACTCTTTTTTACCTCTCCCAGAAAAATAAATAAAAAACCAACCAACCGGGGTCTGGGACGGTTGCGGTTAAGCTTGAGGGACATAGCGGCGATTACTCCGGAGCGGCCATTTCTCAACCACCGGCTGGCCGTCGGGGTCCTCGTCGACGACGACATAGGCGACGGTCTTTAGGACGCGCGCGGCGCGGTCCCCGTCGATGGTGAAAATCCGGTCGCTATATTGATCCCACCAGAGGCCGTTGCGGTCCTCGGTGGGTCTCTTGCTGTACTCAAACCGCGCCAACGTCTCAGCATGCTGGATGACGCCAAGCAGGGCGGGCTCTTGCATGCCGGGCGTATTGTAGTAGGGGGCGAGGGCCATTGCGTTTCTCCGTGTGGGTAGGGGGTGGGGGCCGAAGCCCCCATTTAGCGACTAGGCGTCGAACTTGACCGTGCGCTTGTTGAAGCGGATCTGCTGGCCCTTGGCGATCGCGCGGCGGAGCGCGTTGGCGGTGTTCATGCGCTTCTGGCCGTTGTTCACGAGGTCCCACTTGTCGGACCAGAGCGAGTTGTCGATGGCGAACTGGACCAGAGCGACCACGTCGAGGCGAGCGCGGCCCTTGCCCTCGACCTTGCCCATGAAGTGGGCGCGGAAGAACCGGTCGATCGGGTCATTGCAGCCTTGGCCGGATCCGCCCACAGCCTTCAGCTCGCTGTACTGCTTCTTGTAGGACTCGGCGACGACCGATTTGGGGGAGTCGATCTCCATGTCGAGATCGTCGATGGCCTCGTCCAGCTCCTCGGAGGGGGTCTCGACGGCCACGGGGGCGGGGGCAGCTACCTTGGCAGCTTTCTTGGCTTTGGTAGCCTTGGGAGCCTCGGGCTCGTCGCCGTAAAGAGCCTTGATCAAGGCGTTGGAGACGTAGAGGCGGCGGTTGTCCTCGACCGAGTAGTCGCCGTCCTGAGCGAGACCCTTCAGACCAGCGCGGGCTTCGATCATGCCGGACTTGATCAGGGAGGTGATGGCCATGTTGTAGGCGCGGGCAGAGCAGGTGGTGGCCTTGTGGTCGAAAGCGGCGACCACGTTGTTGCGGGCGATGGCGCGGGTGATGATGACCTGCTGGGTCTCGGTGAGCTTGGCGTTCATTGCGTTTCTCCGTTTCACTAGGTGGTGAATCCAACCTGTCATGAATTTACCACAGGCCGTGGCATGGTGTCAATGTATTACGTGAGGGGATGTGACAACTTGTCGCATATTTGCGCAGTGAATAGGGTCTGTGGTATGTTGTCAGGAGGGGTCTATCCATGCCAGTCTTAAAGAATGCGCAGCGCGAATCGTTTGCTCTTTGCATCGCGAGAGGCGAAGAAGTTACGAAATCCTATGCCGCCGTATATCCGGGCCACGGCATCAAAGATGTTCAGATTTTAGCCACCAAAGCGTCGCGGCTCCACCGGCAACCCGTCATTCAAGCGCGCATCGCGGAAATGAAGGAAGCGCTGTCGGTTCGAACGAACATCACGCAGCAGCGCGTGCTGGAAGAGCTGGCGAAGATCGGTTTCTCGAACGCGGGCGACATGATCGAGCTGGATTCCGACGGCAAGACGACCGTCGACATCTCGAAGCTGACGAGCGACCAGAAGGCGGCTATTTCCGAGATCCAGATCGACACCGACGACAAGGGCAAGCAGCGCGTCAAGGTCAAGCTTCACGACAAGCGCGCGGCGCTAATGGACATCGGGAAGCATCTCGGAATGTTCAAGGAAAAGATCGAGGTCACCGGCAAGGACGGCGGAGCCATCGAAGTGAAGAACCGGCTCGAAGTGTCGCTTCTGGACCGCGAAGAGCGGGAGATGCTGAAGCAGATGCTTCTGGCCATCGCGGAGCGGAAGGCGGAACGCGAAGGCTCTATGAAGACCATCAACCACCAGAACCTGATCGAGGGCGACGATGCCGCTTGACCTGAATTCTATCGACCTGAATTCCATCGACATGAAGGCCGCGCTGTTCGAGATCGACAAGGCGGACGCCGAAGAGTCGCTCTCGGACTTCATTCAGCAGGCGTGGCACGTGGTGGAACCGTCCCAGCCATACGTTCATGGGTGGCACATCGACTTCATATGCGACCATCTGGAAGCGATCTCGAACGGCGTCGAGGTTGACCATTCGCCCTATAACCGGCTGTTGATCAACGTTCCACCGGGCACCATGAAGAGCTTGATCGTGAACGTGTTCTGGCCCAGTTGGGAATGGGGGCCACGGAACATGCCGCACATGCGGTACGTCTGCGCCGCGCACAAGGTCGAGAATTTGTCGGCGCGCGATTCCCGACGCATGCGGCAGCTGATCACTTCCGACTGGTACAAGGAGCGCTGGGGCGACCGCGTCTCCCTGTCCCGCGACCAGAACGAGAAGCTTAACTTCGTGAACAACGCGACCGGCTTCCGCATCGCGACGGCCATCACGTCGCTAACCGGTATTCGTGGCGATCGGGTGATCATCGACGACCCGCACAGCGTGGACTCGGCATCGTCCGACACCCAACGCGAGACGGAGGTCACGACGTTTCTGGAGGCGGTCCCCTCCCGACTGAACAACCCGAAGACCTCGGCGATCGTCGTGGTGATGCAGCGCCTGCACGAGGAGGACGTCTCGGGAATCATTCTGGACAAGCAGCTGGGCTATGACCACATCATGCTGCCCATGCGCTTCGACCCCCTCCGCGCCGCCCCGACGAAGCTGGGCGCGGTGGATCCCCGAGAGGTCGACGGCGAGCTGCTGTTCCCCGAGCGGTTTCCGCTGGACGTGGTCGACCGCGACGAGCGCGCGATGGGGCCGTACGCCACAGCCGGGCAGTTCCAGCAGACGCCAGAGCCGCGAGGGGGCGGAATCATCAAGCGCGACTGGTGGCAGCTCTGGGATGACCCGGCGTTCCCGCCGTTCGACTACATCATCGCATCGGTGGACACCGCCTATACCGAGAAGACCGAGAACGACTATTCGGCCATGACCGTCTGGGGAGTGTTCACAGCCGACACCAAGGTGCGGGCCACCAAGACCATCTTGCGGGACGGAACGACCTACGACGCCGTCATGTCTTCCGTGCGCAGCTACTCCGAGCAGCACCCGAAGGTCATGATGATGCACGCTTGGCAGGAGCGCTTGCCGCTCCACCAGCTGGTGAACAAGATCGCCTCCACCTGCCGCACGATGAAGGTCGACAAGATGCTGCTGGAGGGCAAGGCTTCCGGGCTGTCGGTCGCACAGGAGATCCGTCGCCTCTACGGCCACGAGAATTTTGCGGTGCAGATCGTCGACCCGAAGTCGCAGGACAAGATCTCGCGTCTGTATTCGGTCCAACACCTGTTCGCGGAGGGCATGGTGTACGCACCAGACCGAACGTGGGCCGACATGACGATATCTCAGTGCACCCAGTTTCCCAAGGCGAAGCACGACGACCTAGTCGACACGGTGTCCCAAGCGTTGCGGCATCTCC